GTTGTGGATAGGTTTAAAGATGAGTTTTTTGATTTTATTTACGTAGATGGTGATCATTCATATGAAGGTTGTAAAGCGGATTTAGATATGTACTACCCTAAATTAAAAAAAGGAGGAGTAATGAGTGGTCATGATTTTACTGGAACAAAAAAATCAATGAAATTAAAAGGTTTTGGGGTCCAAAAAGCGGTTTGCGAATTTTTAAACAAAAACTCCAAAAAGCTAGATTTTATTACAATTTGTATTGAAACTGAAAAACCCGAAATCATTCTTCCTTTTGATTGGGGCTTCATAAAATGAAAACGGCGTTATGTTATAGTGGTCAAATCGGAGCTTTTAACAAAGCTTTAAATTCACAAAACCAATCATTCATGGATGATGTAGATGATATCTACGCTTACACATCTAATGTCGTTTCGCATAAGACTTTGAACAGTCCCCAGCTAAGACCTAGTTCAGAAGTTTATGAGTATCTTAAGAGTGGTGAAGGGTGGAGAAAAAATCAGCCTTCATACGGGGTAGTTTACAAGATTAAGGATTCCCAAGTTGAGGACTTACTGGCTCTTGTAAAAACAAAAAAACAATTTATAGAAGATGAATCTTTAGAAGAAGCGCTTAATGATTCAAACATGTCAAAGTGGCAATGGCTTAGAAAAAGACAGTTATGGAAAATGTATCAATGCCACCAAATGATTGAAGGTGACTATGATATTATTATCCGGTGCAGGTTTGAGTTTAATCCTTTTGTGAAAATACCTATAAAAGAGATTTATGAGACCCACAACTCTGAAGACAAGATATTTTTATTTGGCGGGTGGAATTGCGTCGCCCCAATGATTTTCATGGATAAGTTCATGTGCGATGGCTTTGCGTTTGGGTCTCCTAAAGCTATGGGCGTCTTTTCCTCTTTATACTTACAGGAGGAAGCTCATCCCTACGACCCAAAATATAAAGATTGTTGGGATAGGTTTGGAGATAACGTCGAATATCAATTAGAAGAGCATTTAAAAAAACACGGTATTGAATTAGTATATATAGGGGACAAGAGGTCAATGTACCATTTACAGAGATAATGAAAACGTGGGAAAATTGTGAAGATAAAACTGAAGCCGCCTTCGTGTCTTCTGAAGATAGGTTTGTTGAGAGCGTCAGAGGTCTAAGTTGGTTAGAGCATCAAAATATAAAAAAATCATCATTTAAATGCACTAGCAATTACATTTATGAGGATATAAAAGATTTTAATAAGTTTGAAAATTCTAAGATATTGGTTATTGGCGGGGGACCGTCATCAAGGGACTTAGAGTTGCAACCAGAAGATTATGATCACATATTTTCTTGTAACCATTTTTTTAAGTGTGAAAAATTCAAAGATATAAATCTGGATGTTTTGTTTGTTGGCAACGAAGTAAATACTTTTTCCATTGAATTCTTAGAATATTGTAAGAGGAGTTCTACTTATTTAGCTGCAGAAGATTTGAGCGATAGGTTGGCTCATTTATATTACTTAATTCATTATTTCCCTGAAAAAACTTTTTTATGTTCAAGCAGGTATCAAAGTAAATTCACAGGAACGGCTTCTAAGATGGTAATTTTCGCTCTAGAGCTAGGCGCAAACCAAGTGGACTTTGTAGGCGTTGATGGGGTAGCTCCAGATTTTAAGTCTGGACAATTGGTACCTCATGGATTTGAAAATAAGAAGTTATTCAGGAAGAAAAAGATATCAAAGTACTCAGATGTCATAAGGCACTATAAACATTTTGACGCTTACATCAGAGATTTTTACCCTAACTGCAAGATAAACAATCTAGGGCGTTTTAATAAATATAATTATTCTTATGAAGGACATTAGTGACATAGCTGTAATCGTGCAAGCTCGACTCAACTCAGAGAGAGTCCCAAAGAAAATGACTAGATCTTTTTGTGGCTCTAATCTTTTCGAGATAGGGTTACAGAAACTTTTTAAATCAACAATTGTCCCATCAGCGAATGTTTTTGCTTCCGTCTATGAACAAGAGTTAATTGATATAGCTAATGACAACGGCGCTCAGGTTTACAAAAGAAGTTTTGATTCTGCTAATAATGATAATTCATTACAAAAAATTTATGAATGGCATGACAAGCTCCCTTATAAATATGTTATAAAGGTAAATCTATGTTCACCTCTTTTAAAAATAGAAACAATAGATTCTTTTGTTGGGACTTTTCTCAACCAAGAGGAGGATAACCTTTTTGGGGTTATTGAACAAAAAGACTACTTCTGGGATAATAAAGGTAAGTTAATTACTCCTTGGCCTGAAGGCCAGACAATAATGAATACAAAAGCTGTTACCGAAACATACAAAGCTGCTCACGTTTTATACGCCTCTAGATTAGACCTGATATCGAAGAACATGTTTATGGGAGACTTCCAAAAAGAAGGAGGCATCAAACTCTACCCGATGGAAGAGTTAGAGTGTTTCGATATCGACTATGAGTGGCAGTTTAAAACAGCAGAATTACTTTATGACAATATATGTTGATATAGATGAAACTATATTCATGACCCAAAATACGGATTATGAGAATAGTCAGCCATTTTTAGAGCGGATACAGAAGATTAATAAACTTTATGATGAAGGTCATACTATTGTATACTGGACCGCTAGGGGTTCGGGGTCTGGTAAAGACTGGTCAGAAGTGACGAAAGATCAATTTGAACGTTACGGCGTGAAACATCACACTTTAAAATTTGGCAAACCTGTATATGATCTATTTATAGACGATAAGAATATTAACTCAGAAGTTTTTTTTAAATGAAGAAGGTAATCATTACAGGGGTAACAGGTCAAGATGGTAGCTTTATGGCTGATTATCTCTTGGAGAATACAGAGCATACTGTTGTGGCTGGCGTTCGCAGGTTGAGTGTTAAAAACCATGAGAATATAGCTCATCTACTAGATAATCCTCGTTTCAAGCTCATTGACTTGGATGTTGCTGACCAAGCTAATACAGAATTGGTGATAGCGGAAGAGAAGCCTGATTATTTTATAAATTTTGCCGCTAATTCTTTTGTTGGTGTCAGTTGGAGGATGCCAGTCAACCATATGGAGACTAACGCTATGGCTGTTTTATATCAACTTGAGGCTATTCGCAAATATTGCCCAGAATGCAGGTATTATAATGCTGGCTCTTCAGAAGAGTTTGGGGACGTCCAATACTCTCCTCAGTCAGAACTTCACCCTTTACGCCCAAGAAGCCCTTACGGGGTCTCTAAGGCTAGTGCGAGGCATATGGTGAAGGTCTGGAGGGATTCTTATGATTTATTCGCTATTCAAGGTTGGTTATTCAATCATGAAGGCACTCGTCGTGGAGAAGAGTTTGTCACCCGAAAAATAACTAAGAATGCAGCTCGTATTAAAAATCAATACCCATCAAGCGAATTTAAGCCTCTTGAACTAGGTAATATCGACGCTAAAAGAGATTGGAGCGATTCTGAAGATTTTGTAGAGGGCATTTGGTTGATGTTAAATCAGGAAGAACCTATAGAATATGTTTTATCTTCAAATGAGACTCACACCATTAGGGAGTTTGTAGAGCAAGCATTTAATTTTGCTGGGTTTGCTGCTGATAAGTGCGAGTGGGTGGGGGAAGGTGTAGATGAGAAATACATGCATGAAGGTAGGGTTTTAATGAAGGTCAATCCAAATTTTTATCGCCCCGCCGAAGTAGAATTACTTTGGGGTGATTCTTCTAATGCTCGCAGGTTTCTTGGTTGGAAGCCTAGAACTGACTTTATAAGATTAGTTGGGAAAATGGTTGCACACGACCTGAAAGAGTGGTAACTTGATCTTATGCCAAGAGGTAAGAAGAGATGCCCTAGCTGCGAAACACATGTCGCATCTGGGGCTTCTTCTTGTGACTGCGGCCATGTTTTCAAAAAAAAGAAACCAGCCAAGCCTAAGATAAAAAAAACAGATATCTTGAAAAGGCTTGTTGAAGAACCCGCAAAAAACAAAAGAATTTTTTACTCAAGAGAAATGAAATTTCTCAACGATTTGGTGGATAAATATTCTTTAGAATTCATGAATGTTGTAAATTTTCACCGACAGTTCGAATCATTAACTTACTTGAGAAGCCCTAAACTAAAAGAGACGCTTGACAAAAAATTCAGGGCATTTAATTATGTGGTTGATAAATCGAGATACCCAGAATATAATCTAGGTGAAAAAAGCGGTGAGGACCGATTTGTAGAGAAGAAAAAGAAGACAATAAAAAATTTTTTAACAGATGAGTAAAATGGCCAGTAAAAAAACAGTTGCAACAGTAGATTCTAAAAGTTTATTAAATAATTTTCTGAAGAGTAATAAAGAGGACCACTTCAATTATGAAGAGCAGATTAATTACAGAGTATCAAGCGGATCTCTTGAGTTTGATCACCACCTAGATGGAGGTTTTGGACCCGGATTACATAGATTCGTCGGGATGAATGAAGGGGGGAAGACTTCGGCTTCCTTGGAAGTCATGAAGAACTTCTTAAAAATGCCTAAATCAAAAGCTGTTTATTTTAAAGCGGAAGGTAGGCTTTCGGATGAGATGATAAAGCGTTGCGGGATTAAATTCGTATTTGATTATGAGCAGTGGGAAGAGGGAACATGTTTTGTCTTTGAGTCTAATATTTATGAAACATCAGTAGATTTAATGAGGCAATTAGTCTCTTCAAATGAAGAGAAGAATAAATATTGTTTCGTTTTAGATTCTGTAGATGGTTTGATCAAAAAAGCAGATAACCAAAAAACATTTGAAGAGTCTGCTCAAGTGGCTGGGGGAGCAAATATTGCTGCTACTTTTATGAAGAAGATGTCTATCGCTCTTGCAAAGAGGGGACATATAGCCATCTTTATCTCTCAGGTTAGAGCTGACATCAAGTTAGATCCTTACTCTAAGGCTCCTGTTCGCCAGACAACCGCTACAGGTGGAAACGCTTTGTTGCACTTTGCAAACTGGATCATTGAATTCGAACCTCGGTTTGGCGGGGATAACATACTGCTTAATCCATCTAATAAAAAAATGGACCCTAAAACTAATCCAGCCATAGGGCATTATGCTAAGGTTGTTGTTAAGAAATCTCCAAACGAGAAGACTAACACTAGAATATCTTACCCTATTCGTTACGGAAGAACTGGAGGCAATTCAATTTGGGTAGAGAAAGAGGTCGTAGGAACCCTTGAAGCTTGGGAATTTATCAAAAAAGCTGGGGCTTGGATTTCAATTACAGAAGATTTTAGAGAGATTCTAAATGAAGGAGGTTTCTCACTTCCAGAAAAAGTTCAAGGAGAGAATAAATTATTTTCTCTGATCGAAGATGACTCAGCTCTCTGTCAATATCTGGTAGCTTATTTTAAGAAAATGTTTAGCGGTCAAGAATGAAATTTTATTCTGTAGATGGTAAACTTAGGAATCTTAAAAACCCTAGAAAATATCATATAGATTGGGATTCTTCTAGTAGGAGCAAGTTTCAGAAAAGCGTTAAAGATTTTCTCTACCCATACTGGGGTAACGATGTAGTTTTTGAAGAGTTTCGGATAGTAGGCTCTCGATTGTCTTTAGACTTTTACAACGCTAACAAAAGGATTGCTATTGAAGTGCAAGGCGCTCAGCATACAAAGTATGTCAAACATTTTCATAAAAATAGGTACAAGTTTTTAGACCAACTTAAAAGGGATCAGAAAAAGCTCGACTTCTGTGAGATAAACGATATAAAGTTGGTAGAGATATATCCTAATGACACGGTAGACCAATCATTTTTTGAGAATCAAGATATTTATTTATGAGCGAAGATAAAGAAGCGTTTTCAATCCCACAAGGGTTTGTAGAAAAGATTTACGAGATATCTGGCGACTCAGATAAATATAAAGGAGTGATCATGGTCGCGGCTAATGAATCTGGAGATCCAATTGTGTATAGCAAATTCGACTCTACGATAACAGAATTAGGTCTAACAAAAGCTTTACATCAGTATTTATATAGGGTAGACAAAGAACCTGAAGAGGACTTATGATTTACAGTTATGAACTAGAAAGACAGCTTTTAGCTGGGCTGTTGAGAGATCCTCAGTCTTTGATTGAGATTTCTAATTTTATTAGTCACAAAGACTTTTATTCTGAGACATCTCTTTTACATGCTACCATCTTTAGAATCATCAAACAGTCTGTTGATGCTGGTGAGGAAGTAGATAATATTATTCTAGCTCAGAGAGTTAACGAGGTAGGTCTTAGTTTTGAAGGTGATGTCACTCCAGCTGAGTATATTAAGTCTCTGGCGATGAGGTCAGTCCCTTCGGGGAATCTATTAAAAACATGTAAGGAAGTTAAGAAGTATTCAATTAGAAGAGAGATTGTAGAGTCCTCTGAATTGATAGCTAAGAAGATGAAGGGGATGGCCCCAGAATCTTCGTATAGAGAGATCGTAGAAACTGCTGATCAGATCTATAATTCTAGAATAAATCTGTTTGATATCGGAAATGATGTTCCCGAAAACATCTATAATGATATGGAGCATATGATTGAGGAGAGGGGCAATAATCCAATTGAAGAATTTGGAATGATGGGTCCACATAAGAAAGTCAATGACATCTATGGCTCTCTACTTAGACCCGGAAACATAACTGTCATTGTAGCTCGTTCTGGAGTAGGGAAAACACAATTCTGCATGGACTACGCTACTAAAGTAGCTTTAAAATACGACGTTCCAGTCCTACACTTTGATAACGGTGAGATGAGTAAAGAGGAACTTATAATGAGGCAATGTGCAGCGCACTCTGGAGTTCCGATGCATTTGTTGGAGAGTGGTAAATGGAGAAATGCTGGAGAACAGGTTGTCAATAAAGTTAGATCTGTTTGGTCTAAAGTCCAAAACCTTAGATTTTACTACTATAATGTTGGCGGCATGGATGTTGACGTTATGATCAATACCTTAAAAAGGTTTTACTATTCTACTGTCGGCAGGGGTAACAAGATGGTATTTTCTTTTGACTATATCAAAACCACAAATAATTCTTCAGCAAATAAGAATGAGTGGCAGGTTGTTGGGGAAATGGTTGATAAATTTAAGAGGTGTATCCAAAAAGAGATCCTTGAGGATGGAGACCCGGTAATACCCATGATAACTTCTGTTCAATCAAATAGAAGTGGTATCACTACAAACAGAAACTCTCAGAATATAATTGATGATGAGAGTATTGTATCCCTTTCAGACAGAATCACTCAGTTTTGTTCTCACATGTTTATTATTAGGCGTAAGACTGAAGATGAGATTCAGTTAGAGGGAGATAGGTTTGGTACTCACAAAATGATCAGTGTTAAGTATCGAAGTTTGGGCAGGGATATTGCTGGCGCTATCGAACCAGTGCAGGTGGAAGACTCTCTTCGTAAAAACTTTATCAATTTAAATTTTAATAATTTTAATATTTCAGAAAGGGGCGACTTAAGAGACATTGTCGCTGTTCAAAATGGAGAAGCACTATTAGATGACAGTATACCAGATGCACCAGCAAGACAAGAGACAGAAGACGCCCCAGAACTTGGTTCCTTCTGAAGAGTTTGAGAGGGTTTTGGTTTCAATAGGCTATAAGCTCATTGATTGTGGCGATCATTGGAGGTCACAAGCTTTATACAGAAACGG